CTTCAATGTCGGGACTTTGCGTCAGGTAAAAGGCTGTTTCCATAGCCAGCCGTGCTGCCAAGGTACTTGCGAAACAAGCATCAAACTCACCGGCAATCTCTACTCGCCGCACATACTTTAAGAGGACGGATGTTTCGTCGGTATATAACTTGCGACCCTCGATTTTATAAGTGAGCAATGGATTAGTATCGACATCGCCGCTTTCGCCTATACCTAATATTCTTACGCAATCGGATGGGAGCTGAAAAACAGTCGTAAAACCCCAGGCAGGAGTTTCCGATAGTTTTGCAAGGTTCGCCCTGGCTATAGCAAAGTTCCAGGGGTGATCTCGCAAAACTATATCTACAATGGTAGCCCAAATAGAATTGAGAGCATCCGCAGCCTTGCTAACATCAGTTGGCGTGGTTAGCGGCGGTTGCCCCATCCGCATAAGGGCCAGATTGTATATACCGAGTTGAGATGCCATCTTAGGCGATATATTCCGGGATCACCAGCAGCGTGGCGCTTGCTGCTGACTCTATAACCCGGAAGTTTATGAGGTTATTGTACCCTTCAAGCCGCAGAACATCGTTGACCGCCAGAAGTAGGCATGTGTTGTCAGCGTCTCCGCCGTCCCATGTTACATAAACGTCTGCAGTCTTGGGCTGAAAAGTAGCCGCCCCGATTCTACGGCCCTTATGAACCCCAGAAGTGGGATACAAAATAGTTGACGTAATGCCTTTTGAAACATTTAGAGTGGCCAGAACTTCTTTAGGTCCGCCGACAAGCATGGTCTTCTCCTGCTTTAAAAGGTGGGGCGAGGTATTTCCCCGCCCCGATTAAGGTTAGACGCCGATGGCCCGGAGGCGAATCACCGTAGCAGCAGCAGTGTGCTCATTAGGAACTTCGGTTAAAACCCCAGCCGCAACCAACGCAATAGTCAGTGCCGAAGCAGCGTTAGTGCCCGCCGGGGTGCCCGCAGTGATAGGTACAACACCGCCCTTGGTGGCATAATTAGCGCCGACAATAGTGCGATCAGTAGCTGCATCTTTAGCTAGGGTGTCGGTCCCTTCAACACCTATCGGCTCATCAATTGTAGCAGCACCGCCCATTACTTTTAAATCGTGGACGTGCGTAGCAAGAGACGATCCTGTGAAGATCTGGCCCGCCGCAGTACCGGTGGGAGTATGTGCCGCCGTCTGGAATTTGCGGATAGTGAAAAGAATCTGGTCGAACATATAAATATAGCCGTCTTTGGTCGCGTTCAACAACTCCACGTCCGCAAACCGGCCCATGCCCAACTGTTTCAAGGCCCCGGCTACAGTAGCGCCGAGAGGTAGGCCACTGTCGGGGTACGTTTTGCCAGCGCCGCCAAAGGCCACCGACCATGTGTTGGCGCGCTGTTTGCGCCACATATCCTTGATAATTATGGTCCAGGTAATGTCAGTGTAAACAAGGTCTGCCATATCGGGTCTCCTAATAGGGGGGCTGGAAGGGCAGTAACCCCAGCAACCCCCGGTGAGTTGTTAAACGAAAAACGTCCACATGGCCAGTTTGATGGTCCCGGTATGGGTATTAGTGCCACCAGTGTCGTCAGTGGTAACGGTAACGGCTGTCTCGCCATCGAACTCATAGCCAAGATAATCAATAGCCGCGGCGCCAGCATCAAGGTCGAATTTATCCGCTGCCGTATGGGTATCGGATAAAGCAAGAAACGCGGCAGGAACCGCAGCTACACCCGCCGCGGTAATACCAACCCCTACCGATGCCCTCTGAGCCGCAGCGCCAAGTTTATCTACAGCCAACTGGCCAAATCCAGCATATTTTTGACCTTTGGCTGGGATAAACATATAGATGGTACTGGCCGCCGCAAGCGCTACCGCTTCATATTCGTCGAAATAAAGACGCATACGAGCGCCCCATTTCCCCGCGGCAACCTTTTGGTTTGCCAAGTATTGTGTGTAACCCACGCTATAAACAGTACTCACAATGGGCCTCCTTTAAGCCGCAAAAACGACCATGCCCAGCTTGATTGTGCCAGTGGCATCAGCGGCCAACCCCGCTGTAGTTAAGATTACAGGGGTCTCCCCATCAAACTCGTACCCCAAGTAAGTAATAGCCGCAGCACCAGAATCCAGGTCGGCCTTATCCGCCGCCGCAACCGCATCAGTAGCCGCCAGGAAAGCCGCAGTTGCGCCTACAATTCCAACTGCCAACGTGTAGGTGTTGGTGTCTGACAAGTCATCCCAGGCTAGCTGACCTAACCCGGCATAGCGCATACCCTTGGCAGGCATGAACATGTAGATAGTTCCTGCCGCGGCGAGATTGACGGCTTCGTACTCGTCATAGTAAAACCGAAGCCGTCCGCCCCATTCGCCGGAACTGGTCTTTTGCTGCGCGTTCATTTTGGTGTAGCCCACGCTATAAGCTGTAGCCATCGTAGGCCCCCTTTAAGGAGTCGCGCTCTCGTAAGAGCGTAATTCCACGACCAACTTCTCCTGAAGCCGGGTTGCGCCGAAGTCCATAGACATCCAGGGCTGAACGGCGTGGTTTTTGTCATCGCGGGTAGTGAGCTTGGTCTTAATATCATAAATCATGCCAAGACCAAGACCGCTCCGCACCCATGCGAAGTTGCTCCGAATCAGGCCGGCGCTAATAGCCAGCCGGTTGCTCATTACCACCTTAAAACCGAACACCTCGGCAACCTTGCCCGTGGTAATGATTTTCAACGCTCCCTGCTCGGCTTCAGTGAGCTCAACTTCGCCTTGCAGGTCGTAAATGGCCTGGGCAGACAACGCCAACCACTTTGGGTCGTCCACGGGGACATCGTTTCTGTTGAAGATCAGGAGCGCCTGCCGAACTTTTTGCAGGGTCATACCCACCGTGCCGGTCTCGGCCACAATCTGAGTAGCAGGCAGGGGGATGGCGGTTTCCGTGAGGTCTTCACCGACAACGCTGTAAGAATCGCCAATAGCGGCGGCAGCGATATCGATGTCGATTTTCCGCTTAAATCCGGCGCGGAACCCGACCATATACTGACTGGCGGGGTCCGACAACATGCGCTCGGCATCGGGCGGGTCAATCAAAGTAGCAGAAACGAAAGTCCGGGCATTAATGCGCCGCCTGGAATGGTCCGGGATCAGGCACGGCGTGTCAGAATTGCGCCCGGTAACGAGTTGGGGGGTGAACTCCCCGATGTAGTCCATATACAGTTTTGCGCCCGGCGAAATCTGCTTGATCGTCACCTTATCCTGAAAATACGACTCAAGCTGTTGGACGGTAAGCTGAATATTGGCTTCAAACTTTTTTACAAATGCAGTGGTGATGTCAGACATGACGAACCTCCGAAAATTAGTAATGCTGCTTTCTCGGCTAATCCGCCATGATAGGCGGGGCCTCAGTTGCTACTTGCTCAACCGGGCCTCTTACGAGGTAGTCCGAACTGCGGTGCTACTTTTATTTACAAGAGATCAGGATAATTTCTGATAGCCTCTTTTAAATCAATAAAGTTAGTTTTTGGTTTAAAGTCAGTTTTTAGTTTTTAGTTTTTGGTTTTTAGTTACCCTAATCCCTGGTCCCTGATCCCTAACCCCTGACCCCCGATTAGTGTGCTGTTGTCGCCTTATCTTTTTGATTCAGCGTATTCTTCATCAATAAGCTTGTTGCGTTCCGCTACCAGCGCCCTTTGCTTTTGTAAATTAGAGGTATCCAACAGTGCCGGGTCGCTATTGATAGCGGCTATTCTGTCCTTCCGGGACATAGACCCGGACGTGGACTCAACCAAGTCATCCTCGGTCAAGGTCGCCTCAGCCACCTTTAGCCAGGCCCGGATAAACGCCGGGTTATCTCCAAATCCTGTCTTGTCAACAAAGTCCTTTAACTCCTGCCCTCCGTACTTCATAACGGCGATAGCAACCTTCTTCGTCAGCATCTCATACTTATCGCCAAGCTCTGATTTGAACGTATCCACCGCCTTGTTATGGTCTTCTATCCATTGTTTAGGAACCAGGCCGAGGCCGTCTACCTGGACAAACTGCCCCTGGAAAGCCGAAAACTCTTTTAATGTTTCCGCGGTTTGCCAGTTTACGAGTTCCTTAACCTGAGTCGGGCTTAACCCTATCTTGTGCGCGAGTATCTTGAAATCCCCTACACGCTCTTCGCTGTAAGGCATTTCTTTTGGCAAACCTGCCGGTTTGACAATCTCATAACCGTCCGGCGTTTCAGGGCGCCCAAGGGCTTTGTAAAACTCATCCCACTTTTCGGGAGGGTCTTTCTCTGTTGGGAGGATGAGTCCCTTCTTCCCTACCAGAGCTTTAGTCTCAACAAAGGCTTTCGCCAGGGCAACCGGGTCGGTGAACGTAGATAGACTCGGATTATCGTAAAGGTCCGTGTCTTTTAAAAAGCTGTCCCTGAAATTAGGGGCTTGTTCACCGCCCTCTGCGCCTGCTTTCGACGGAGCCTCAGTATCTTTGGTGTCGGTCCCTAATCCAGTCTTCTCCTGGGGGGAATATTCGTCTGGCATAAATCCTCCTGATTAGTCATTATTGATTAATTCTGACTCAGCTCCAATTGGCCTCCACGATCCTATCTGATGAAGAATAAATAAACCAACTGCACGTCTTCCCTCGAATTTCGCCATTGTAATGGCTTCAGTTGCATTATTTATTGATTCAACCCCGGCATAACCGAGAATGTCAAACAGCACTTCCGCACCAGCCTGACTACTGAATATGGCTGCGTAGTTAGCTTGTAATGCCGTGCGCTTAGGCTTTTTATCCTCATCGGATACATCTGATATGGTAATTTCTGACATTACCTAAAC